ACCAATACTCTAGTCCTGCTGCGACAGCAGGTAATGTTTGGATTCTAGCTGTTGCAGTATTCATAACAAAACGAGTGCCTGATTCGGCTGCTGTAATTGTATTAGCTGCAGTTATTGCTTCTGTATCTGAAGGTTTCTGAACTTTAGTAGCAAGTTCACGAACATCAGATGTTTTAGCTGAATTACGACCAGTATCTCTTATGTTTACTATTGCCATATTATTTACCTCTAAAATTTATGGGTTAAAAAAAGAGGAGGAGTCCTAAGACTCCCCCAAGTTTAGGTATTAATCAATACCATAGAATGCACCTACAAGGGCTTCGTCTCTAAGTACTTTCGCACCAAAGACATGAAGACCACGCACAATGTCACCAAACGATGTTGGGTCTCTCAACACTTCTGTTGATAGAATTGTGTTTGCAGTAGCAGTGGATGATATGTGACCTGCCAAACATTTACCTGCCGCATTAGATGTGTCAGCTATGTTATTTGACTTGTACATATCAAAGCCACGAAGTTTTCCACTAGAAACTAATCCGTTTCTAATAGAGCCCTGTCCAGCATTGTAGTCTACAGACAACAATTTAGAACTAGAACTTCCTAGAACTTCGTAGAAGTCAGGACCAGCAACGAACCATCTACCTTCTTCAGGTACATTTTGGTCGTCTAATAGTCTTGCCATTCTACCCATAAGGTCTAGAGGATCGTGTTCACTAGTTCCAAAACCTATGTCTAGGTTACCTGTTCCATCAAAAGTTCCGGCAGCTAAATCAGTAGCTGAGTCAGAACCTAACACATGGTTAGGCGATGAAGCAGATAGACCGGCAAACATAGTTACAAGTACAGCAGCATCGTAAGCATCTTTCAATGCGTATGCAGCAGAACTTGAAGCAACTTCTTTAAAGTTAACATGTGACATATTTGTTTCAATATCATCTACGATGAATTTAAACGCATTAGCACTATCAACCACTAAAGATGTTTCGGCATCTGTTAGTCTAGTTTCAGTTGTATCACTATTTCTAGTGTACGCTGATACAGAGATCACGGGTTCTTTGATAATCTTTACTGAGTCTCCGAAAGCAGATATTTCACCCGAATAATCGGTATTTGTAATAGATTCTATAACAGACGATTTTCTAAAAAAGTTTAAAACCTTTTTAGAATAAACCGAAGGTAAAAAGAAACTATTAGCTTGTGTGCTTACGGAGTTTGCAAAGTTAGCATCAGTATCCGTTGAAGGTTCAAAATATTGAGCCATTGGATATTCTCCTTAATTATAGTTTATTTAATGATTCTGCCTTCTTGCATTGCATCGCTGATTTCACTTTCGTATTTATCAAACTCTGCAACACTCATGGCAGCAATCTCTCTTTCAGACCACACTCTTTGTTGATTTGGTTCTACACTAGTTGTTTTAGTGGAAATCATATCAGCAGCAGATTGTGTAGTCTGTTTAGAATTTGACTTAGGTTGTTCTAATCCGATATCCTTTTTAAATAAATCTAACGCTCTACTAGCTAAATTTGCATCACTTGAGTTATTAAAAATCCACTCTTTAATAGACTCTGGTTGCAACTCAGCCCACTCGTGAAAGTCATCGCTGTTTCTAATTGCATCAAAATCAGGATGTTTTTCTTGAAGGTCCTTTTCAGCTTCTTGTTTTAGTATTTCTGTTTCACGCCCTTGCATCGCATCTAATCTTGTTTGCAATTCAGCAACTTGATTTTCGCTTTGTATATGGGCAACAGATTCTACCACTTCATAAACATCAGGATACTCGCTTTTAAACTTTTCTAGTTCTTCTGCAGATTTTGGAGCTTTATACTCTGGTCTGTTTGAAACAGCTTCCTGTATTAACTCTTGTTCTCTAGCTTTAAACTCATTAAGTCTAGCATCGTAGTGCGTTTTTAAATCATCGTATCGTTTTTTATAGTTGGGTCGCTTATAAGGTTTATCCTTAGTTGCTTCTACTTCTTGTTTTTCTGCTTCAATGGCATCACTTTCGTCATGTTCAGTTGAAACAGGTTTCTCAAAAAATAAACTATCTGACGATACAAAAGGTTTATCTTCTACATTATGCCAATCTTTTTTTGCATTATAAGGGTTGGCTTTTTGCGGTTCTTGGTTCTCGGTTATAACTTCTTCAGTCATTTTCTTACCTCCTAATCAGGGCTTCGTTAACAAGGTCGCTACATTGTGCACAGTAGGGCTTGTCTTGTAAAGGTCGCCTTTCGGTTGTTATATGTGATATAGTGCCTATAAAAAATTATAGGGTCGCTTTATCTCTTTTAGCCACTCACAGGAACGTAATATCTTCGAGGACTTGACTTCAACATTTCTTCTTCAACCTGACGAGACTGCTTTGCAACATTAGGTATATTACCTTGTGCTGCTACGCTTCCTCTAGTTTGAATAGGAACTGCTCGTTCTTCCTCATCAATTACGCCACCATGAACGACACCTTGCCTTCCGTCTGCTCCAGCCTCTGCATCTTCCATCATACGCTGAAGATTATCAGCTCCGATTTCGTCAGTTGCTTTTGCAGTAAAGACAAATTCTCCATCCGATAACCTTGCAGGTATCGAATCGGATACTTCAGAACCCGGACCATTAATAGGTCCAGACCCTGAAAACTCTGAAGCACTCTCAACTACTTGGTCGAATATTTCACTCAACTTAGCATCTTCTGCGAGAGCACTTTCTAAATAATTTTGATCTTGTTCGTTTAATGTAGAACTCACTACAAAGTCTACATAGTCTTCTTCCATTTCTTCATCAGGAAGCATGGAAGTTTCTTTATCCATTAATCCTTCCATTTGTTCTTCATACTCTCCGTGAGTAGCACCTGCCATTTCGGTTCCATCTGGCATGATGTGTGTGGGCATTAAATCTTCCATTTGATTATCTAGTTCTCCACCTTCTGCTCTTATTTGTCTTTTTTCTAATAAGGGATTAGCTTCAATAGCTGCTTCTCTTCTTTCGTCAGCCCTTCTTTCCCTTTCTGATTGTAGTTCAAAATCTACATCACCTTGAGAAAACCCAACAGTTTTAGAATTTTTAACTAAAGCTTTATAAGCTCTGTCTATTTCTTTTTGAGGATATTCATTCTCTTCTCTATCAATTTGAACACTAGCTGACATTCTTAAGTCGTTTCGTTTACTTTGTTTACGTTCTTCTTGTGTCATTGCTTGTGTACCTTTGTTATATAGTTTTCTTTTCTTAGGCATTCTATTCCTCTTGTCTATTCATTGCTTCGTTTACTTCATCCCCCAACTGCTCTAGGCGTTCCAGAGAATTGATCCTCCCCTGTGATCGGTACATTTCCAGTTCCGATGTTGCCACCACCAGTACCTGTAACTCCAAGTTCTTGAGGTGCTTGAGGTGTTCCACCAAGACCTCCCAATCCTTCCCCTTCACCAACGGGACCAAGTTCCTCGCCTGTTTCTTGTCCAACATTATTCTGCATTCCTATAATCTGTGCCATAATAGCAGCCTCTTCAGGATCATTGAGTATTTCATCAGGATCAAGATCAAGACTGTAGGCAAGTTCACTAATCAATTTAGACATCTTCACAAATGGAGCAATAGCAGGATTTTGTACAGTTTGTAAGAACATGGTCAATCTTTGTGACCTTACTTCTTTCTGCATCAAGCTATTGGTTCCAGAAGCACTAACTTCTAAATCACCTACAACTCCCAACTTATCTTCTAAGAATTGCATATTCCATTGGAAGTATGCTTCTCCTAAAGGTTTAAGGAGGAAATCATCCAAGTTCTTAACAACTGTTTTAATGTTAAGACTTGCTGCACCTAATAACATAGACATACCTGAAGCAGTCCTAGTCATACTTTGTACTCCTGTTTGTCCATGTGAGTAACTTGGTATGCCTGTCTGCTCATCAGCAAGTTGTCTAAACTTGTCGAACATCATCATATTTTCAGTTGATGTATTAGGAAACTTTACACCATGTATTGCCTGTCCGGGCATTCCTGATTGTCTACGAAATATTTTTCCGGGATACATTTCAAAACTTTGTCCACCTACTAATGCAGACTCATCTACATCAAATACAAGTGAACCGGATAAGGCTAAATTATCAATAGCCATTCTTGCATGACCATTCATAATTTGTTGAGAATCATCCATGTTCTCAGCTACACCAACTCCAAAAAAACTGTAAGGATTCTTTTCGTAAGGAAAAGCATTGTATGGTATTCTATAAGGAGTAAAAGGATTAATAACTGCTCTAAGTATTTTACCATTACTTACCCAAGCATTAATTTGTACTTCGTCTAAATCATCAATAGAATCGTCTACATCCATACCTACTTCTCTGGCATACTCTGCATCCATAATTCCCCAATATTCTAATACCTCATATTGTGCAGGAGATTGTTGATCTTGGTTTTCACCTCTTATTTGATCTTCGTAACTACGCTTTTCGTAATTACCACCCATCATCAAACACTCTCTAATTGCATCCTTATCAAAGTAAGGCATCTTACTAAGTGCCCTAAATTGACTACGATTTAATCTATGCCTATGAACTACGTATTCACACTCTTCCATAGATGTAGCATTTGGATCAGGAAAGAAATCCCAAAGACTCACAAATTCTATTCTTGGTACTCTAACTTCTAAAGGATTATACGTTCTAGTTCCGTCTTCTTCTTCATCCCATTTGTTTAAAGTTTTATTAAAATTAAATGGACCTTTAATAATTCCTGTGCCCATCATGGATGATTCAAATAACGCATTTCGTAATTCAGATGAACCATTTGATTC